CAATAGCATTGTTAGTAATTATATTCGTAAAAATATAAAGTTTAATTTTTATGAAAAAATATTAAATGTGAGTGGATATGATTATTGGGTACCTATTAAAACCTTATATTCAGATGGTTTTCCACAAGCAAACGTAACTGCTGGAACATTAGACTTATCTTTAAGAGATTTTTATTTCTTTTTAGAATCTATGCCAGCGCCACGAATGTTGGTTACAGAGGTATCACTTAGTTATGCTATTACTTTAATTCTTGATTATATTGGATTTAGTAATTATATTTTTTATAGAAACACGGATGAGCCAGAAGCAATAATCCCATACTTCTTTATTGCACCAGATCAAACTGTAGCAGAAGTTTTGAATCAATTGGCGGTAGCAACACAAAGCGCAATGTTTTTTGATGAATATAATAATTTTGTTGTAATGAGTAAAAATTATATGCTACCAAAAGAAAGCGATAGGGGCACCAATCTTATTTTGTCTGGATCAAATAATCAGTCTGTTAGCGGAATAATTGAAAACCAGACATCAGGAACTTTGCCTAATATTTTATCAATAGCATCTGAGGATAAAAAAGTTTATAATAATGGAAAAATTAATTATACAACTAGATACATTCAAAGATCTTATGGAAATATTCGTCAAGCAAGTATGATTGATAAAGAAAAAACTTGGATATATAAGCCAGCATTACTTTGGGAAGCATCAGGAACTGATTCAACAAAAACAATTAATGAGGTTGCATCTAGACAGTCAAAGTATGTTCTTGGTGCAATGCCAATAAACTCAGATCTATCTAATAGCATTCCAACAGTAGTTAATCATAAAATTCAAAACAATGTAATAGATCTTGGAGAAAATGTTTATTGGCTTACTAGGTATCAAGGATATTTTTATTCTAATGGAGAAATAATTAGATATGATGCTGCTCAATTCAATGTTACGCTTGCAATTTGGTATCCTGTTCAGTCAGATGGATCTCTGCTAGAGTCTTCACCACAAATTGTTTTACCTGGAAGATTAGCCCCAACTAGTTTTATTGATAATTTAGATAAAAGGGTTGCAGGTGGAGAAATTACTGAAGCGCAAAAGGGTCAAGAAATTCAGGCATGGAGAAGTTCACATAGGCAGGGTAGTAGCAATGTCTGGATTACAAGTAATCAGGAATATCAAAATTATTTTAAATCATTGCCTTTTAATGGAAAAATATACCCTACAGGATTGGTGAGAATATATACTGTTCCTTTTTATGAAACAGTTGATGGCATTACTCGTTTACAAAATGGTTCAGTTTATGAGCACGGACGTGCACAATTTGGAACACCAATCACCACACACTCTGCAGGAATAAATTCATATTGGTCAAATAATGACTATGTGAAAGGGTGCGAAATGAAAACAGAGTACTTGTTTACAACATCGCTACTTGAGGACATATCAATACCATCAACAACGACTGGTGCAGCAGGAATTAATAATATAAAGGCAAGACAAACATCAAGAAATGGAACTATCAAAAACTTTATGTCTTCCAGTTATTCAACTGAAACATTGGTTAACAGCACATTATCAACCCAGTCTGGAACAATACAGTCTTCTGCTTTGGTTATGAATGGTCCATCATTTACTACAACAGAAAAGCCCATTGATTTAGTTTCATATGTTTACAAAAATTTAAATAATGCATACAAACATTTTGGGGCCAGAGTAAGAATTATTGGAAAAATTGAAAACAATGAGATTCGTAGTCAAACTCCAACAGGAAGCGTTACGTACTATCAAGTTGCTGGAGTAAGGCCAGATCAAAACGTAAATATTGGAGGAGGATCTGGCGGTTTGGCAGTATTACTTAATCCAGAAACAAACAATGGTTATTATTTTGAAATTGTTGCTTTAACAGAACAAAATGTAGAGTCATACTTAAATCTAGATAAAAATAATAAATCTAGTATTTCAATTAACAATGTGGTATTTTATAAAATTAAAAAGAACTCTTCAAACACAGAAGCAATACCTGTAAAACTTTGGGGCGGATTGTCAAAAATAATAGTTGATGATGGCAGGTTTACAGGACAGTATAGAATGACTGGTGAAGAAAATCCAACAGTTTATGACTTGGCTGTAGAATATCAGGATATAGGAAAAATTAGAAGGTTCTTTTTGTATATCAATAATCAGTTAGTTCAGGTTGTAGATGACCCAGATCCACTTCCAGTGTATAACAATATGGCACCATTTGTTCGTGGATCTTCTAGGGTTATGTTTGAAAATATTTATGCATTATCTGAAAATTATTCTCAAAATAGTGTTTTTACAGTTGGAGAAACTCTTTCATCAGCATTTGGAAATAAAGAAATAAATGCTAGTGAATCTTTCAGAAGGTATGCTATGAGCGGAATTATTCAATCAACCTATCTATCTGGAATTAGTTCTCAAGAATCTCCTAAATATAATTTATATTTTGAAGAATTTGGTTCAATTATGAGAGAATGTTCATATTTTAATATTAAATATGATCGTGCATATCCCGCTCTTTATGCTCAAATATCTCCAACATTTAATAAAATAAAGGGTTATACAACATCTGGGTTTTATGCTGATTCCTATGGTGCTGAGTTTTTAATTTTTAATGCTACAGATACAGCAATCAATCTTGATGAAACTAGCGGAAATTATTTAAGAGTTCAAGGTATTACCTTCACTCAAGATACAACCCATGAATTAACAGTTGACGAATATTTTAAAAAGCGCAGTAATTTTTCTAATCCACAGTTAACTAGTTCTTCTCAAATTATTTCTCCACTTATTGAAAAAGAAAAATTTGATAACATTAAATTAAGTAGAATGATATATGGTAATAATGATTTTACCTTAGATACTCCATATATCCAAACACACGACGATGCTGAAAATTTAATGGGATGGCTTATAGATAAGTTGATGGTACCTAAAAAATCTATTGGGGTAAAGATTTTTACAACTCCAACTATACAACTTGGCGACATTGTTACAGTTGACTATAAAGATTCTAACAATTTGGACCTAGTAACAAAAAATACTTCTAGGTTTATAGTATATAGTATTGATTACACAAGAAGATTAAGTGGTCCTGAGATGATGCTTTACTTGGCGGAGGTGTAATATGGGTGCCTGGGATGATGGAGGAATGACTGCTGCTGAAAGGGCTGCTGGAATTAAAAAACAAAGTTCAGGTGCTCCAATTAAAGTAACCGTTGAAAGAGGCGATACTCTATCATCTATTGCAAAAGAAAACAATACAACAGTTAAGGCAATCCTTGCTGCTAATCCAAAATTTACAGAAGATGCAAAATATAAAGGTGGAAATACCATATTTGCTGGAACAACCGTAAAGATTCCACCAAAGACTTCAAAGCCTTCTACTGTTTCGGCTGCCCCAACGCCAACATCAACACCAACATCAACACCAACATCAACTTTTTCTCCAGGAGACTTTAGAAAAGCAGAAGAAAAATCTAACGAACCATTTTATGAGTCACAAAAGGTAGAAGATGTAAAAGAAGTTTATCTTGTGCCAAGGAATTTTATACCAAACATAACACCTACCCCACTCACTCCATCAACAATATCTGCAACTGTGGTAACTCCACCACCGCCTCCAGTTAAAACTGCAACTCTTGATATTATTTTATTTGATGACGAAGCAACCACTGTAGATACTATGGCAGATTTAATATTTGAAAATATTGGAGGGCAAGAATTAATCAATATTACAAGATCTGACATTGTTAATGGTCAAAAAATATCCTATCAACCTATAAAAAACCTATCATCTATACAACAAAGATATAATCCAAACAACATCCTTAGTCTTCAACAAACCGCAGATAAATATTTTGCTGGTTTTTCAATAAAATTAGAGGATAAAATTCCAAATGAGGGCAATGGGGCAAATGGAGAAAATGTCTATATTGAAGAGGGTACTGGCGACTTAATTATTGAGTTTATTAATATAAACAATGATGAGCAAATTGAGGTACAAATTACCTCAGATGGTACAATATATGAAGCGAATCTTGGAGAAATAAACTCATGATAACTAATACTGGTAAAACGATTATTGCAAAATATTTGCTTGGACAAGCGCCAGCATATGCTTCATATCTTGCTATTGGTTGCGGGGCTACACCATTGACTACTGGAGATCCACTTGGAAACTATTCAACAAAACAAAATTTAGATTTTGAAATGTTTCGTGTTCCAATATCTTCAAGAGGTTTTGTAAATGAAAATGGGTTAGATAAAATTGTTTTAACTGCAGAGTTACCAACAGAAGAAAGATATGAAATTTCTGAAATTGGAATTTATTCTGCTGGATCAAACCCTTCTGCAGGTGCCTATGATAGTAAAACTGTGTTTGCTTTTACGCAAACTGAAAACTGGCAGCACCATACAACAGAATCAGCGGTAGCAATCAATACGTTTTCTGCTGCACTAGACGCACCAGAATATGACAATATTATTGCAGTTGCAGATAGCGTATTTCAAACAAGCGGAGACAACCCAATATTTTTTAAATCTCCAAGAGTTGAAAGATATGAAAGACCAAG